GATCGTACCATGTGTAAACAGAGTGTCACCGACTCGATAGAAGCTATCGTAGTCACCGTATGGAATCCATTCGATGTCAAACTCTGAAAGAGCATCTTTCTTGAAGTCAAGCTTTCCAGCCAGCATCTCAGGATAACGCTTAATGAGCCTACGATAGCGTTCTTCGTGGTTGCCTTCTAGAAAGACCAACTTAGCTTTAGGAGCCAAGCTTTTAACCTCTGCAACAAGGTCACGCATAAGCTTAACATCCCTGGGATACAGAACCTTTAAGACTTCCTTCTCAATACGCTCAGGAGTGAAGCCATCTATGCCATGGGTATCAGCAGCGTCAATGATGTCACCACCAAGGATGATTGTGTCAGGCTTAAAGTCTCTGATGTAGTCGAACACACCAGAGAGGTTAATGTTGTACGGCAAGTGCAGGTCGCTGATAAAAACGCCCTTAATCACTTTACTCATAGTTTCCACCTCTCAATCGAAATAAGTCGGTGTGCCAAACCGAATCAGTCTAAGTCCTCTAACTACGTCTTCGATGTACAGCACTATGTCACCAGTCTCATTATCTCTAACACAAGTCTGTCCATACATAAACTTGTCAAGCTTTTTCATCTCGTATGCCGAAAGACAGTTCAGTAACTGCTTTGTAGGGTATCCGTATTTATGCTCAGGAGCTGGAAGGTCTAAGGCTTTCAGTTCCGATTTCCACAAAGGATGTACTACCTGCTTCTTCTTTGGCTTCATAAACACGATATTTCTTAGCTCCTTTCACTCGCAGCCACAACTGGAGTGACTCGTGCTCCAACGTCCATGGAAACTCTTTAACTTGCTTCTCTTTCTTCGATTTATTCTCTATTGTGCTGACTTGAATCCATAACGTCTTTTCGCCTTGTTTCTTACAGATGAGATCACAACCATAAATGTCACGACCTGCCATAATCATCTTACCAGGCCCTAGAAACATCACCTTGCGATGTTGTCCCTCTACGTGCCATCCTTTAGCCTGGAGGATCAACTTTACTTCTTTCTCGTACTGGTTTCCTTTTTGTGTGCTTTTCATTCTTATTTAGCCTCGATGCGATAAGGTCAGACAAAGTAGCTAAGCCTGTACAGTACTTAAAATGAAGCTCAAGCTGTGGCTCATACGTGCCTGGTGCGATTTCTTCATGTGCACAGTAAGGGCATTGTTTAATTCTCATTTATTCCACTCCTGCAGATTCTGCTTCTGTACGTCAATCATGCTGTTAATCGTGTCTTCTGCCTCTTTGTAATACTTAAGCTGCAGCATCTTACGTAGTGCTACGAAGACAGACAAGAAAAGCCTGTCTTTCGTCTGCATTCGTTCTATGAGGTCTTCAATAATCTGACTCATCCCAGGCCAACTCCTCGTAGTATCCTGTCTGCTGACATATCCAGTCTGTCAGTATTGTAACCAGCATAAAGGTTACATTAAATGTAACTATTATGCAGATAAAACGACCAAGATGCCTTTTTATGCTCATCCCTTAGCCTCTGCCCAGTTAGGACCATGCCCGATAGATACGTCTAACGGAATGTCTAGTGACACGACTGAAGCCATCAAACTAGCAATGTCCTGCTTCTGCTTAGGCAGATTCTGATTAGGGTTTACTTCAAACAGCAGCTCGTCATGGACCTGCAAGATAGGCATGTACTTAGCCTTCTCACACTCAAGCATTGCCATCTTAATGATGTCTGCAGCACTGCCTTGAATCACGTAGTTAACTGATGCTCTCTCCCAGTGCCACCTTGTGTACATGTCAGGATCAGCAATACCTGGGAGTGGAATCACACGACCAAACATTGTTCTAACTGCTCTGTGAATCTTTGCTTCCAGTTTCACACGATTAATCCAGGCTGTCACCTTCGGTAAGACTCTCCAGTACTCAGCAAGGAATCTTTTTGCATCCTCTTCTGAGATCTTTGCCGTTCTAGCGATTTTAGGCCCTTGAGCACCATAGATCGCTGCGAAGTTGAGAGTTTTTCCCAGTCTTCGGTCAACTCCCAAAGCTTTGCCAGTTTCTTCGTGTACATCTTTGCCATTTTTAAATGCCTCCAGTAGCTTAGGTTCTTTACTGAAGTGAGCTAGCAGTCTATACTCGATCTGTTTGTAGTCCGCAACGATCAATGTCTTTCCAGAAGACGGAATGAACATACGTCGCACAAGTTCCCCTACTGAGTCTGATCCATCTTCTTTGTCTTTAGGAGCTGGGATATTGTGCAGATTCGGGCCACTACTAGACAGCCGTCCTGTACGAATACCTTTCCATTCGTCTTCTGCCTTGTCATAAGTGACCTGATTAAATGTGGTTTTTACTAGTGGCAGCGTCTTTAACTCTAAATAAGGTTCGATGTACGTTGACTTGACTTTATTGACCTCACGAAATTCAAAAAGCTTGTCTACAAACTCATCACCGCGCAGCACTTCCAGAGCAAATTTATCAGTGGCTTTAGGGAAGAATCCCATCTGATTCAGTGCAGCCTTGACCTGTACTGGTGAAGCAGGATTAAACTCGTGAATATGCTCTTTTTTAGGACATGTTTTTGAACATTTAGGCTTATACCCTTTGCAAGATAAAAGTGTACGTATCTCTTGCAGTTTCTCCGCATACTTTGCGGAGAATGAAGTGTCTAAACTCCGCAAATAGTCAACGTCTACCGTAACTCCTAGGTCTTCCATCTTAAACAGCATCCGTAGCAGAGGCATTTCAATAGTGTTGTAGAAACGCTTCTGATTCGGTGTCATTTGACGATTAAAATAGAGCTCTAATCGCTTGGTAGCCAGGGTGTCACAGCCACAGTAGTTAGCAACTTCTAGCACTGACTTCTTACTCAGATCAGTCTTATTCTTACCAGTCCCAACCATCTCTTTATATGTGGGCCAGGTCATGCCAAGGTACTCTTTGGCTAACTCTTTAAGACCATGACTGTCTTTAGTGCTATTACGCACATAGGACATAATCATCGTATCGTGCACTAACTGAGAAGGCGTAATATCAACACCCCAACGTTTAAGCCAGTGAGCGTCAAACTTGATATTGTGCCCTATTAAAGAACGAGAGGAGAGAATGCTGCACAAACTAGGAGTAAGAACAGTGTAATAGTAAACAACCAGAGGATCGCTGCAAATAGCAAGCCCAACGAAGTCATCTGCTCCATTTGTCTCCACATCCACCGCAATACTTTCACCAAGTACCTCCGTTCCAGGCTCAGGATCAATGATTAACTTAGCCCCAAAACGATGAGGGCCGTAGTTAAGTATTCCAGATTCGATAGAAGGCTGAGTAAGCATATAATCCAGTTACCGGAATCGCTAGACTAATGACCAATATCGGTGCGCTTGCAATACTTAAGAAGACCAGAACTAAGAGTACAAACGGGACTAGGACTACTACTTTTAAGGTTCTCAGCAGTCTGCTTAGCAGTGTCTTCATCGTGCTCTCCTTCAGTCTTCAAATGATTTCCTTGCTTTAGCCAGAGTATGTAGCAATACGTAGCCACTTTGAGCAAATCTTTTTCTCTCTCAAAGTTCTTGAACCGAAACAGGTATTTCATCATCGTGCCTAGAATCCAGTCAAACTCTGATTTCCCTCCAAAGATAGAGGAGATAACGTCAGTAGCTTCTCGGTCTTCAAACCCCTGCAGCTTGTACTTATCGCCACCATGCTTGAACTGGTTGCCGATAAGGTCAGCAAACTTCTGAAAGTTAGCAGCCTTAACCTCTACTGTAGTTCCATAGGACATTTTCAATCTCCCTGCGCTATGCCAGTACCGCCACAGTATCCACACTCAATAAACACTGGATACTCCTTCATCCAAGTCAACGTGTTGCCAGTACCATGGCAATGAGGACATTTAGGATGCTTAGATTGTACCATTTTCTTTCTCCTTCATGTCCTCATATGGCATCACATACTTAATGAAGAAAACTTGCCATGCTAACTCTCTAGCTGCCCTATCGTCCGGATCATCTAACAGCCTACGTTCGAGAATGAACTTGTACAAGTTATGTGCTGTAGTCCACCTAGGCTCTTCTTTCCAGGCTGTTACTAGGTCACGATAGTAGAAGTAGCACCTATCGCCTGGGATGTTGAAATCCATATGTTCTCTATGCTCTTTAGTCACGAACGGCATACGTCACCTCCAAGCAAACATCTGGTCAACAAGCCAACCAATTAGTGACCGATTAAGCATCTTAGCTCTCCAGCACCATCTCTTCCATCTGCTACCCCAGTTACGAGCTATAAACTCTGCTGCAGCATGTACTGAGTATGTCACAATATCATCTTCAAACTCTGCTACACTCAACGGTGTTCCCTGGGCCACTAACAGCACTGTAGGCTTCCACAGGACACCACGATTAAGCATATACTCACGTTCCATACCGAAAGACTTCATCTCACCATGGTCAATGAGTACAACATGAGCAATACGACGGATGATGTATTTATCTCTCTTCCAGAACTTATGAAGACGCTCTTTGTCACTGTTAATCAGTTTACCTGGTTCATCCTTAACCTGCTCTTCAAGAACAGGGCTGATAGGGATAAGACCACGATCTTTCAGCACATTTGACACGTACTGTGACCTATGTACCATCTCGTGTCTATCACGTCCGGTCATCTTGCAAGCAATGTAGATCTTGCAGCTAGGCCCAAAGAGCCAGTTAAGGAAGTTCATTTTCTCCACCTGTCAGTTCGTCATGGAGCTGCCGTATTGCTTCAAAGACTATCCAATGCTCTGAATGAAGCTTTAATCCTAAAATGTCACTTAATTCACTAGCTCTTTTATGCAGTTCTTCCGTAGTCATCGAAGTACCTCAGAACAGATAGTTCCTATCTTCTGTGCTAGCTTCTCCTGAAGACAGTCTGGTACATTATGTCTATGAAAAGCAAAGAAGACATGTGTCATTTCGTGAAAGAAGGTATTTGAAGTGCTGCCTTTAAGTCCTGTATTAAAGAAGATCCTTGCAACATTGTTGTCAGTAGTCGTAACACCATAGCACTGCTTTTCCAATTTAGACTCGGGTCTACGCCACTCAAGATAAATGGCTTTAGCTACCAACTGCTTAGGCTTTTTATCTGTCATAGTGCCTCCAAGTCTTTGAACCGAGCTGTTTTACGATTAAACTCAAGCCCAACCTTCTCAATAGACCCGTATCTGTTCTTACACAAGTCAGCTAGGACATTGACAGTGTTGCTTTCCTGAACTTCGTCTAGTACAGAGAGGATGATAACTGCTCCAGACTCTTCCTCGATAGTTCCGCTTTCTTTAAGATCGCTGAGAGCTGGTGCAATTTCTTTTTGCGTTTTAGCATCTTTAAACAACCTGCGTACCTGGCTAAGTGCCAGCACAGCACATTGTGTCTCTCGGCTAACGTCCTTGAGTCCTCTAACAAATTCTGATACATTGTATCTAGCAGAGTCGTATTTTCCAGATATGTGCTGGATGTGGTCGAAGATAAGGACATCTGGTTTAAGCTCCTTAGTCAGTTCTACGACTTTATGAATGTTTGGGCTCGTTGCGTCACAAATGAAAAGCTTGTCTTTGTATCCTTCCATCTGTTTATAAGCTGCGTCAAGAGCCTGTTGGTCTGCATCCTCAAACCTTCCAGTTGAGAATTTGTCTCCTTCAATACCTGAGATGTTTTGCAAGAATCTGTCAATGATGGATTCGACAGACATTTCCGTAGTGAAGAATAAGACTCGTTTGCCTCGTCTAAGGAGCTTTGTAGCAATGTCAATAGAGACTGAAGTTTTGCCGATGCCAGTCCTAGCTGCAATGGTAAGGATTTCTCCTCTTCGCAATCCCCAGGTGTGCTTGTCAATGATCTTGAATCCTGTTGGCAGCTCTGGTTCCGAATACTCACTACGCTTCCTGAGTCTAGCTTTGTGTTCTTCAAGATTGCCGTTAGGGGTGTAGTATCCGAGTAAAGGCTGTATTTGCGCTTCCACTCCTTTACCTGGCTCATCTGTAAATACTTTGGCAACAATTCGGATATGGTCGTCTTTTCGGTTGTTTCTCCCAATAGCGTGTTTGCTAAGAGCTTCAAGGGCAGCTTCTTTGCTAAGACCTGCTTTCTTATAATGAACCGCCAGGGCATAATCAGCTTCTGACCTGGAGGGATACACCGAAGAAGCCACACTAACGGTTTCTGATGTCTCTTGTTTAACTCCTTCTCTAAGAGCCTGAATTCGACTATAAACTGATGATCCCAGTCGATAGGGCGCAATTGGAAGCTCAAGAAACCTTGAGGTGCGCCACTCTGATCTAGCACCCTTGGTTGATATCGTACCCAAAAGTTTAACCAGTCTAGCACTGTCGTAGGTTGCATCTAATTTGACCTCAGAAGTAAGAAGTTTCCGCAGTTCGTCTTCAAGAGACTTGATTGCTTGTTCACACGTACCAACTTCAAGGGTTTGAGGTAGACGATAGATGACAAGTGATCCATTACCTGAACTGGAAATGTAGCCTCCGGTATAAACTTGAAGTACGCTCCTAGCACTGTGTATGGCTGCAGAATGTCCTGCATCGCTAGATGCTTGTCCTTTAGGGCGAACGGGATCAATGTCGAAAGAAACTGTCGTGACTCGTGACACAGAGCCATCGTCTTTACGTGGATTACGCCCGACAAAACAGTTCCCTTTGCCATTGAAGGCTTTTGCCCATTCGACAACTGCTGCTTCACCTTTGACGATTTCACGACTAACCACCTTCCCCAGGTTCACATCAATACAACGTAGGTCAGTATACTCGTTTCCATGTCCAAGCAAACGGTATAGCATACGGACATGAGATTCGATAAACTGTTCAGCCACACTTACTCCTCTGGTTTTTTCCAACCACCCAACTTGTTTAGAAACTGATACGGCAATATCAGAGACTTAAAGACATCGAAGTAGTACTGCAAGTGCTCGTAAACGTGTGGCTCTACCTTCCCAGTCTGTTTATCCATCCTAAGAGCCAAGCCATTAGGGATCGTAGCCCATACCTGTTGCTCCGTCCATCCCTGATTTTCCCCATATAGCCAAGCATAGGCACTAAGCTGGAGCCCGAAAGTATCGTCAACCTGCTTCGAGGTTTTCCAGTCACACATCCAGAGCTCTTTAGAGTCTTTGAAATAACCAATCGCGTCATAAGTTCCTTGGTATCCGTATACTTTGCTGACTAACGGCTCTTGAGGCTCGATAGAAACTGCTTTAAATCCACTGCTGTTTCTCCACTCTTCGAAGTTTTTAATGATTTTACCCGCAATACGGCTCTCATTCCTAGTACTTCTGCCAGTTTTGAGATTAGCTTCAACCAGACTATGAATCCTGGTTCCGAATCTTTGACTAACTTCTTTAACGTGCTCACAGTAATCCCATCCGTACTTTGCATACCATCTGTACAGGAAGGGTTTATTGAGGCATGCGAGGATCGTCGTGACTGACGGGATCTCATTACCATGTTTATACACCCTTTTATGTGGCAACTTTGTCTCCTAGCAACTGCTTTAAGCCAACGAATGCTGCCAAGTTCTGATCTATCCCATTGTGTCTGTTAATGTAGTCAACAGCATTGTACAGCTTCACATAGTCAGCAAGTAACTCTCTAAAGACTAAGGCGTTCTCTTTAGCAAGCTTCTCGTCAATACACTCCATGCTATTTCTCATTCACAAACTTAATACCAGCTTCTGCAGCCTGACGAACAAAGGCTAGATACTCGTCAACGTTGGTAGCCCAGGAGACAAGGCCAGGAGACTGCAGTGCAGCCTGGTACAATCCCTGTCTTTGAATGTCTGTGCGCTTACCGTCGTCTGAGACACTAGGCCCTTTGACAGCATTGATAACTCTTTGAGTACGCTCAGGGTCAGGGTTAACAGCCACTGGTGCAGGTGCTGAGACTGCTGCTCCAGCGTCACTCTTCAAGATCTCAGAGATATACTTCTTACCAGTCTTTGAAACACGTATAGAGACTTCATACATCTTGTTAGGTAGGAAGTTAGAGGGAGCCAATGGTTGATTAATGTTGTACCACTGATCTCCAACCTTCACACCATACTTGCTAACTTGAAGCACTGTAATTGTTTCAGTCATTTTAGCCTCGCTCATTTTAGTAACTCCTTGTAAATCTAGGGCAGTTTTGTAGATGGATCTGCCAACCATTCGCCTCTAACCTGCTGAGGCTAAGTAACAGTAACGGACTTATACCTCATCGACTCATGGAGTCTACGGGCTCTGTAGATCTAT